CTTGAACCTCGTCTAACCAAGACGACCCTTGCTGACCAAGCAGCGGCACAGAACCAAGTAAGAAATGTTGGAGGTGCTGGACGGTTAGTATCCAAAATGTTTGTAGGTGTATCCTCTGATAAAATGAGTGTTCATTTTGGAGCGTCCGCAACCGGAGATCAAAAGACCTTATTAAATAAATATCGTGGAGTTGCCTGTGAATTAACTGGTTCTCGTGCAGGAGGTGATTTGAACTACGGCAAACTTGTATCGAATGTTAAAAAGAACGACGAGTTCTTATATCCACTTGACAGAGAAAACTCTGCCCTTCATTTCCACGGAGTTGCTGATACAGAAGGTGCTCCTCCTCATATCACTCGTGCTGAATATGCGAGAGGTGGGGATAGTTTAGTTGCTCGTAAATTTGAGGGATACCCAATGAATGGTGCGAATGAATTGACCGGTCAGTTCTTCTACAATGCTTATCGTATGAATGACGGCGAACGAGTTGATAGTCGTGGTCTCGAACTACACCATAAATATCAGAACCTTGCCGCTGCCGAAGCACCCTACACTTCTCGCTGCTGGATTGAGGTTCAGAAGGTAATGAGAATGAAGGACGGAGTTGTTGATTGTTATTACGCCTAAATAAAGAGTGTCCCCAATGTCCTCAATGTCCTCAAAAAAATATTAAATATTTACGATTTTCACAAATACAAAAAGGAGGCAGAGGTATTCCACGATATTCTAAAATCACAATTATTTTATTTATTTTTGAGGACTTTGAGGACTTTGAGGTCAATTAATATATTTTTTAATATTTCATATATATATAATGAGTATATATGTGAAATCAGATAATAAAGGTAAAAAGAGAAGTGATACTCCCACACCATATTGTATCTGTGAATTTCTCCATAAGATATTATCGAATAATTATAATCCAAAGATTATTCTTGATCCATGTTGCGGTGATAAGAGATTAACAAAAGATTTTGATTGTAAAGTAATTAATTATGAACTTAAAGAAGGTACTGATTTTTTGAAAGAAGAAAATAAAATTGAATGTGATATGGTAATAATGAACCCACCATTTAATATTGGATATGGACGCAAACTTGCTGTTGAAGTATTCATGGATAAGGTATTGCAATTATGTGATAATAATATACCAATTATAATGATATGTCCAATGGGATTTCGATTAAATCAAAGAATTAAATCAAAAAGGTGGAGAAATATGAGAGATAATTATCCTAAAATTTGCTCAATAATATCTCTACCATTAGATATATTTGAAGATACACTATTTCATTGTGAAATATTATGTTTTAATTGTGATAAATTAGACCCTCATTATTTTTTAGATAATATTCAAGTTTAAAAATAAAATCTTTTATTATATATATAATATAAATGACAAGTAAAGAAAATCTAATTGAAACCATTAAGAAATCAAGACCGAATGTTAAAGAGACAACTGTTAAAATGTATGTATCGAACCTCATGAAATTAATGAAATTATTTGATAAGGACGATTTAAAATTCTTAAAAGATATTGAGAAAATAAAAGATAAATTAAGTGAATTACATTATACAACTCAAAGAAATTATTATAATTCAATTATTGTATATTTAATGTCTATATCAGATAAACCTGACGAAGATAAAACAATTAAAGAATATAATTCTATAAGAGACGATTTAAATAAGAAGTATGAAGAAGAACAGGCAACTGGTACAATCAGTGATAAACAAAAACCAAATTTCGTTGACATATCAGAGGTCAATAAAATGATTGAAAAAATGGGCGAAGAAATTAAAGAAAAAAAGATAAAGAAAAAAGAAGATTTAACGGCAAAAGATAAAGCATTATTGCAAGTATATATTATTTATAATATTTATACAAGAATACCGTTGAGAAATGATATCAGCGAAATGGAGGTAATAAATAAAAGATTATATAATAAGTTATCTGAAAGTGAAAAGAAAGAAAAGAATTATTTAGTGATTAATAAGAACTCAATGTTTTTTGTTTTAAACAAATTTAAGACAAGTTCAAAATATGAGGAGTTAAAGATTGATATACCAAAGGATCTTGAAAAATTATTAAGAGTATATATCAGAATAAATGGTATGGGTGTACTATTTAAATCGAGCACAGGTAAACCTCTATCAAGAAATGCTTTAAGTCAATTATTGATAAAGACAAGTAAAAAATATATGGGTAAATCCATTTCAACAACTATGTTGAGAAAGATATATTTATCGAGTAAATACTCAAAGGTAAAAGAAGAAATGGAGAAGGACGCAGAGGTAATGGGTCATTCAGTAGGTATGCAACAGGCAGTATATGTGAAGAAACCCCAAGAAGAAAAAGAAGAAGATTAATCGTAATAAGAATTCATTTCATTTTCAGGTTCGTCAATGAGACATTCAATAATACCAATACCTTCATTATCCATAAATTCACGAAGGTCTTTAATGGTCTTAACTTGTTCTCGATATTTATTGAGAATATCCACACCGAATGAATGAATGATACGGTCTTCACATTCAAACAAGTCGGCACAGCAATATATGTCAACTGCTTTATTAAAACTCTTTACAAAATTATTATAATTCTTTTTATATTTATCATTTTTCATTTCTTCTCTCCTGACATTCATAATTAATTGCATGATATCATTTGGGAGATAATTAACTGTATTCATTTCTATACTTGATTATATATATTAATATTCTTTTAAATGGGTTCAGGTTTATTTTATCCGTTTATTTACTAAAATTAAAATCTTGCTTTATGTTATAAATGGTTTGGAATTTAGTTGAGGATTTAGAATGGGGACATTTTAATGAAAAGAAAGTTTTAAAGTGGTTGAATGAAAATGAATATTCTGACGATATATTTAAGTTATATAAGAATGAAAAGAAACAAGTTGATTTTAAGAATACTAAAATAATTGGTGAATTAAAATCAAGGACAAATAATTATTCAAGATATCCAACAACATTTTTCGGATATAATAAGATAAAATATTTATTAGGTAAAGAAGGAGAAAATAGAGATTTTAAATTTTACTTTTTATTTACAGACGGATTGTATTGTTGGGATTATAAAGAAGGAGAATATGAAATCAGAGATTTTGACCATAGGGAGAGGGGAGTAAAGGACTATGCATATGTACCAATCGAACATTTAAAATGTATTACAACCGATATTCATTCTTAATCGAAGTTAACTACAAATTTGCCTTGTTTAGATATTAGTCCATAATAATGTTTTACCTTTTTATTCTTTTTATTGTCAAGTTGTTTTTTCATTCTATTTGAAATAACAGGTTGAATTTTATCTTTTAATTTAGGATCATTATTCAATAATTTAATTGCCCTTCTCACAGAAGGTATGTCTCCATGAATAGAAATATCACTAATTGGTATATGTATTTCTTCAACGGTATTAAATATTGAACAATCAATATTGTATCCATTATTACAATATACAATAACTTCTTTACAAAATCTCATAATCTTGTTTTTTTGTTTTACAGTTAGTATTTTATCAGGATTTGTTTTTTTTAAATATTCTTTTAATTGTTCTAAATTTTCAATCAGATATACTTCATTGTCAGGAGGTATTTCTGTTATATTATGTAGTTCACTCCATAGTGCAATTGATATTCTTAATTTATCCATTGTATGAGCATTGGGTATATCGATACCAAATTTTGAAATAATATTTAATAGGTCTCCTTTTGAAAATGTTTTATTAATCATTATATAATAATAAAATATTTTAATTATTATAAATAACCTAATGCCTCCCAAGAAGAAAGTACCGGAAGGAGAACTGACTGCTCCTGAATTGCGTAAACTAATCCGTGCCCATAACAAACTCACCAAGATCACTATACCCAAAGGTACAGACCGTGAGGGAATTATTAAGATTATTGAAAAGAATGGATATAAAGTAAATCACCCAAAGAAACGACTTGACGCACAAGTCAAGAGAGGTAAACAAATTTCAATGAAGAAGGCGGACGAGGTATTACCCAAACCAAAGACCAAAGAACAGAAGGCAGTTGAAAAGAAAGCAAGAGATATGAAAAAGAAAGATAAAGAGGATAAGATAAAAGCAGAAGGTGTTAGACAAGGTGCTGCATTACAGCGAGTTGTTGCTAAACGAAAAGCAGGTAAGTTAAAGGATTTAAAAATAGATACTAAACAAACATTTGATACTGTCAAGAAATTAGAAACCTTCTTTAATAAACAACTTGAAGTATTTAGAAAGAAAAAACTTTTACCTTTTGTTAATAAAATAAAAGCAATGACGGATATTAAACAAATACAAAATGAAAGAAAGGAATTAAGAAAATTTGGTGAAAAAAATGTATTAGATATCTTGGAAACCAATGACGAGTTATTCGAAGATAAAGAAGAAAAATATGAAGAGTTAGAAGAAAGATATGATAATACAATTGAAGCAAGTATGAAAAAAGTAGC